GGCGTCTATGTCAGACCCGGCCATGAGGACAAAATGTCCTTGTGCATAGAGCTTGTCCTCTGCGGTTGAGCTTGTGTTTCTTCCCGCGAAGAAGATCTGTCTGTCAAGGTTGGGGACCGTGAGAGCGGCTCCCGTCCAAACTGTTGTGTTGACGTGGAACTGGTTGTTCTTGGCGTTAACAAGGCCAGCAGAGCCTCCGACTGGGGTGTCATTGGGGTCCCTGTCGTAGTATGCGATAAGTTCTCCAGAAGTTGTAGCAGGGCAGATAGGCGTGTATCGGAGTCTGGTTCGCTGGAACTGGAAGACCTCCCAGCACGCCGCCTCAAGTGTGAGTCGGGATCTGGGGAGAGACTCTGGGGCGAGCTCCCAAGTACTGATGACTTGTCCAGCTGTGAAGCCGGATGCACCAGAAGAGATCTGTCCGAGATACATTGAACCCCTAAACCGCGCTCTATTCGGCCCTGCAGGTCCAACGTGCTGAAAGAAAGTTCGAGAAGACCGAGGGTTGATCGCGAGGGGTGCCGCTCGGGCACCACGGGAACCGTTACGATTGCGACGGGTTCTTCCTCGCCTAGCAGCAGCCAAATTACGTTTGAAGCCCTTTCCAAGCTTAACTTCACGTTTTGTTGCTTTAACAAGTTGCTTAACCTCTTTACGAAGTTTAGCGCTCGATCCTCCGCCCTTATTGCCTCTTCCACGCTTTGCCATTCTATAGAGAAGCTGGGCTCCAATTCCAATTTTTGCAGTTGTTCCTTTAAGGGTATACGGAAGGTTCCAGAAGAAGTCCTGATCTGCTCGAATAAGGTCGTCTTCGTCGGTTGCGTTTGCATAGGATCTGTCGTGATCTCTGCAAAGTTCGTCAAGTAAGTCAATTCCGGGTGTAGTTGATTCTACACTATCTTGATATTTTCCGTCTGACCAACCTGGACCACAATAGTTGCCGTGAAACTTGAAGTTCATGCAACTTGTTCTTTTGTGGCCGCTTGCCTCGGGAGCCACCCCAGGCGTGCACTCAAGCCCTAACCAGAAACCCACACTCCATTCATATGTTGGTATGAAGAAATGGTGGTACTTTGGTTCCAGATCAAAAGCAACAAAGTCGAGGTCGACTTTGGCATTGTCATGGGCTTTCTTGTTTGAAGCGTGTATCCAGGTGGGATAGAATTCATTCAGGTAGTCCCGAAACATGATAACATACGAACGTATGCGATCGAACTCAGTCTTACCATTGAAGGTACTGAGGACTAACAGAGAGAGTAATCTCGACATCTCTGTTTTTGGGTCGATCCTTTTGCGATGCGTGTGGACGATCGCCGACCAAATGCGTGAGAGATTGTACTTCGGAGCATAGTAACAACCATGCTTGACAATTTCTGCACCAAGAAAAGTTAATCCTACAGGAGAATCGGTTACTTTATCATCTTCTTTCTTAAGCGTGAAACCGTATCTCCTATACCACCCCTCTCTAGTTTCGAAAGCTGCCAACTCCTCGAGAGAGCGATGGATGCGACCAGTGTGATCATCAGCGTAAATGCAAGCCTTCAACACCTTTTCAATATCGCGCCACGATTCAATTCGAATCCCAAGACGATCATAGATCAAGTCTCTGTGATGG